CATGAAGACCGATGCAGAGAACAATCTTTACGGCGTCCAGGCAGCGGCAGAAGATTCTGCCAGCGGGGCAAACGAAGCAACCGTATTAAGCTGGGGTAATTCCGCCAGGGAAGTAACGCTGAAAGTCCGGGAGATGAAGCTTGCAGCGTCCACGGAATTGTCCAACATGACAGAAACGGTACGGAGTTACTCTGAATCCATGTACAATATCATGACCAATAAGTGGGAGTATATGGCAAGCCGAATAGGGACAATCATATCCGATATGAACTCTATAGATATCGGGCCAAAGCTTAACTCGACCGTGAACATCATTGATGACTGCTGGCAGCGCGCGGCGAACCATACAGCTCAGATATGGGACCAGATCAGCTGGACAATATCTGATTCTATAGCGAACATTGGGAACAACATCCGCCGGCAGATGAATTCGGTCATCAGCACGGTGAACTACGGGATTTCCAATATCAACTTTTCCATATCGGGAATCGAATCCGCCATGAACTTCGGCCCCTGGAAGATTCCGACTGTAAATGGATACAGGACCATAGGGTTCCACGCATCTTTTCCAAGGGTGTCCAAGGTGCCGTATCTGGCATCAGGAGCAGTTATCCCACCACGTTCAGAGTTCCTGGCAGTGCTTGGAGACCAGAAGCACGGGAATAATATCGAAGCCCCGGAAGGCCTTCTCCGGAAGATTGTCCGTGAGGAAAGCGGTGGAAAACAAGCTGGAGGAACCTATCGTTTCGTGGCACAGATGAACCGCCGGACCTTCTTTGATGAGATGATCGAGGAAGCGAAGCTTCGGAGGGATTTAAACGGTGCAAATCCGTTTTCACTGACGTAGGAGGGCGAAGATGGCACAGGACAAGATTAAGATGAACAACATTGCAATCTGTCAGCCGGACAGAGATATGGGATACAGTTTCGAGACCACTTATACGGAAGGGAGTAACCGTTCGCAGGCCGGGGAAGGCCATTTCACACCGATGTTTACTGTGGAGCAGTACAGCTATAAGGCTACCAACATACCGCAGGCAGAAGCTACCAAAATCCTGCAGATCATTGCAAAGGGAGCTGTATTTACACTACATCATTTCAGCCTGTATCACGGCGCCTGGCGGGACGACCCATTTTATGTAGGGCAAAGCGGAAATATATCTATTGGGGATCTGACGGAAGACGGAAAATACCTGAGTGAGTTATCTTTTAACATGACAGGAAAGAGCAAGCTATGATCAATGTAAGTAATGAATTCAAAGAACTGATGAAACAGCGACAGGACTTCAAGGGAAATGCAGAAGTCACGCTTTTGAATGGAACAGTCCTTCAGCTGGATGAAGAGGATTTTTCCATATCAAACAACGGGGTCGTAGATGCTGCAGATGCAAACGCTGTCCCTCTGGGGGCAGCTATCTGCCGCAATATCCAGCTGGAGCTTCTGAACGATGACGACCATCTGAATGAATATGATTTCTTCGGAGCCAAAGTCCGCCTGTACCTTACATTCCAACTGTCCAATACGACAGAGAAAATCGAATTTGGCACGTTTACTGTTACAGCGCCGGAGAGCTATGGTTCCACGGTCATCGTAACAGCCTATGACGACATGTACAAGGCTAATGCAGCCTACCAGACAAACCTGGTATTTCCGGCTACGGCCGGGGCTGTTCTGAGGGATATCTGTACAAGCTGCGGTATCCTTCTGGCAAGCGCATCGTTCCTGCATGACGACTTTGTGATCCAGGCAAAGCCTTCCAGTGAATATACGTTCCGGCAGGTGATCGGATTTATCGCAATGATCGCCTGCGGGAATGCCCGGATAAACCGGGGCGGGAAACTGGAAATATTGTCTTACGACCTGGATTTTGCAAAGCCACATCATGAATTGACCGAATGGATAAGCCTGACACTGGATACCAGTGATATCACGATCACCGGCGTGACTACAACCCGGAAGATCACCGCGGATGACGGTACAGAAACGGAAGACGTGGTAGAAGCCGGAAAAAAGGGATATCAGCTCACCGTGAGCAATCCCCTTACAAAAGGAAGCGAGCAGACAATGGTATCCTGGATCTCAGAGCGTCTGTCCGGCATTCCATTTCGTAAATTTACCGGGGATTATATCACCTATCCATTGGCGGAATTCATGGATCTGGCGGTGCTCACGGACTGGCGGGGGAATGCATACAATACGTTTCTGACAGATATTGATTTTGTATTCTTCGGCATCACAACCATGAAGAACAGCGCGGAATCCGGACTGCGCAATCAATCGGCCTACAACAATGAACAGGCAGGGACAAACGTATATTTCAAGGAACTGGTGGAAAAGGAAAAGACTGCCAGGGAGGAAGCGGTCCAAAAGCTGGATGAAACCCTGAAAAAAGGAAGCGGTCTTTACAGCACCTACGTAAAGCAGCCGGACGGAAGCACCATATCCTATTTCCACGATAAGCCAACGGTCGAGGAGTCAAAAAACGTGATCAAGATCACGTCCGATGCGATAGGCGTTTCCAATGATGGAGGAAACACCTATCCCTATGGATTTGTCCTTGATGGGGATTTGATTACCCGAATCCTGTATGCGGAGGGCATCAATGCGGATTATATCGATGCAGGGGCGCTGACGGTAAGGGATAAATCTGGGAAGATACTGTTTATGGTGGATATGGATACGAAACAGGTCGTGATCGACGGAGACCACCTCCAGATCGGCGGACAGCCTCTTCCGGAAGTTATCATGGATACAAAGACCATCATATTGTCTTTGGACAACAATTACCAATCCGTTCCGGTAGACAATGAAGGGAATTACGATAAGTTCCCTGATGTTACATTCCGGCCAACGGTTCATTACGGCTTTGAAGATATCACAAAAGACTGTATTTTCACGATATCGAAATCAGATCATGTGCAGGGTTCCTGGGATAATACTTCCAAGACGTTCAAAGTGACCGGTCTGACTGCGGATGATGGCTGGGTAGATGTGAGAGCGACCTATTTGAACCGGTTTACGGATCTGAAAAGGTTTAATCTTGCAAAGCTCTATGAGGGAGCACCGGGTAAGAATGGAACCCATTATACCTTAAAGATGTCATCTGGCATAGTAAAGGTCGGGAAATATGGCAGTTTTGAGCCGAGTTCCATTACGTTTTCTGCATTTCATACAGATGGGACAAGCGCTGAAAGAAAACCGTATGCAGGGCGGTTCGAGGTCCGTTTTACGGCAGACGGTGAGAAATGGAATACCTGGTACAGAAGTACGGAGGATGAGGACACCCTGGTTGTGAGCCTGTATCAATTGCTGCATGCTTCAGAAGAAGAACTGCTGATAAGTGATGATGGAACTGCCCTTGGGCAGCCGCTTACCATTACGGGATTAGAAGTCACCCTATATGCGGCAGGCGGCCTCACCAAAGTCATTGAGACGGAATCCATATCCTTTTTGGAAGATATGAGCACATTGACCCATAAAGAGATTTTTGATCTTTTCACAGACAATGGGAAGTACAAAGGGATCTACAAAAGCGGAAATGAGCTTTATATCAACGCGACATACCTGAAGGGCGGTTATATCGAAGGCATCGACCTGATATCCAGAAAGGGGGATGAATGGTTTAAGATATCGGAATCCCTTGCGACTGGCGGCTACGGCGATACCCTGGACGGACTGTTGGATCTGTCAGCGCAGTATCCTGACGGTATCCGAAATGTTGTACTGGAAGCAAGGACACATAATCTGATATTTAAAGCACCTGCGGACAAGGAGATCATATTTGAATCAGGGAATGTAAAATTTTTAGATAAAACAACCTTCAAAGGAGAAGCTGTATTTGAAAACTTTGCAAAATTTAACAATACCGCTATATTTTCAGCAGACGCTATGTTTAACAGTGGTGTCACATTTGAGAAAGGTGTTACATTCAATAATAATGTCACAATTACAACAAATCTTCATGTTAAAAAGCAAAGCACATTTGATGAGCAAGTTACTTTCATGAAGGCATCAAAAATGTATTATCTACAACATGTTTCTTCTGGAGCTAATATTGTTTTCGCCAGCGATGGAGCTACTCTTGCGTATTTAGCATCTTCATCTCATCGGTACAAAAACCATGTCCGGGAAATGGAGATAGAAGAAGCGTTACGGGCATTAAATATCCCAGTTGTATGGTTTAAATACAAAGAGGGGTATTTAAGCCCGGAAGATAGGTTTAATGATAAACCGATACCAGGTTTCTATGCGGAAGATGTTTTGGATTATTTTCCAGAAGCAGCCCAGTTGAATGCAGACGGACAGGCCGAGGACTGGAATTACCGTGTTTTAATCCCGATCATGATGAAACTGATCCAGAACCTATACCAGAAGGAGAGAGAAAATGACAAAAGCGTTTAAAAACTTGGAGCTGAGGACTATGTTAAACGGACTGAAGGAAGTGATGAAATATAATGGGAAGATAGGATATGCAGCAGCACGAAATACCCGCATGATTCAGGATGCATTGACTGAATACATGGAAGAAGAGAGAAAACTGATTCTGAAATATGGGAAGAAAGAGAAGGACGAAAATGGGAACGAGACCGGAAGTGTAAAACTGAACACCGAATCACCCGAATTTGGTAGATTCCTGGATGAAATAGAACCATATATGGAAATTGAGCATGAAGTGAATATTATGCAAGTAGAGGTAGCAGATTTGGAGAAGCTGACCGGTGAGGAAATACTGGCAATCGACTGGATGATTAAGGAGGCGGAGTAATGGGATTTTTAGGCTCAGGAACATTGATTCGAGGTTTAGTAGCTAAGATCAATCCGGCAGATGATGACTGTCTGATCATTGGTGACCTGGACAATACGAAAATGAGGAAGATTA